GCCCCCGATCATGCGACACAAATGATCAGGCGTGACTTGGTGCTCACTGATGGCTAGCCATTCCATCACAATTCACACCCTTTTTGTCGGGCGGTCTCTTGAGGCTTGGACTAAGCGAGCGAAACTGGAGCAGGGGTCAAGAATTGCACTTGACATCTCCGGGACATCTACCCGGTATCCTCTATTAGACGACCCCGCATGAGGTCAGTTTATCGACATGACCCAGGTCTAGGCACTACGCCGCCGCAACCGCCTTCGGCTCGACCACGATCTCGTTGGAGCCGCCGAACTTCTGCGCCAGAGCCTCGACGCCCTTGGCGAGGTAGGCATTGACCTCGTCCGGCTTGGCGATGTCGATCTCGGTGCAGTGGCCGTTGTGCGTCGCCCACCACAGGTGGTTCGACAGCCAGTTGCGCGTGCCGTAGTGGCACATGTCGACGATCCGTTCGCCGATGGTCTTGCCTTCAGCGTCGAAGGTCTTCACGCTGATGAAGAGGTTCTGGGGGGTGCTGGTCGGTGCGACCGCCGCGACGGTCTTGGTAGTGCCTGACTTGATGGCCATTGGATTTCTCAGAATTGAGATTGATGTGAGCCCGCTAGGGCCGGTTCCATCCGAGGACAGCAAGCCTCGGGCATCAATGGAAGTCAGGTTGTTTACTAATGCCCCCCCGAATAGTAGGGCTGTTCGTCTCCCCGACTAAAAGAAGACTTAGGTGTTGAGATGTTCGATCAACTCGATTTCCGTAGCCCATCTCGTGTACGGATACGACTTAATTACTCGATGCAAATACGAACCAACGCTTTGCGCGTGGCGCAAGTCCATGTATACTGGTTCTGGTACTTCCAGATACGAGTAAAGACCACCAGACTTGAACCGAACACAAACGGTGTGTGTTGGCTCATGCCAGAAGAGGTCCTGGATGTTGCTGGAATCCTCGACGCGATCCCAAGGTATTTGATCGAGTTTGGGCATTGTTGTCTCCATTACATGATTGTAACATACTCCAGTCTCATGCCGTGAGCATGGGAGAACAGACAGTAAAATGACGACCCAGGGCCAGAGGTGGTCTACTGTCGTTTCATCAACCGAGTGAGCGCTCACAGGATTGCTGTCTGTTCACCGATACTCAAAGTAACGAGCCTTTTAAGAACATGCTCAGGTTCATCCGCCGTGCAGACACCCTTTATCAGTGGGCCGGACAGCAGATTAGATCGGAATACGGCGAGCAACCTCAGCGAACAGATCACTGAGATACTCAGCAGTTTCCTTAACCTCTCGGCCGGTCGAATAGACATCGTCGGCCGTAATCTCTTGCCAATGCTCTAGGATGGCTTCTGTTGTCAGTCGGAGCATTGGATACGACATCGCTGACAACGGCTGGACCTTCACTACTCTACCCATGAGAACATGATGAGCAGATAACCAGCCCAGACATAGGCTACACGCCTGTTGAATGCCTTAGCGACGTTTGCACGCCACTGGGGCTCTTGTGTAAAGATATGACAACGTAACTTCATGTGATTTGCCCGCCAGCCCCATCAGCCCACGTGGGCAGTTTAACGACATAACCAAAGCTTGGGGGCGATAAGCTCGGTAGATACCCAGGTCGCAACCACAGACGTACAAAGTGCGAGAAAAGTAGTACGTTCATGCAGTTGAGAGAACAGACAACAAACTCGCTGTCAGCTCACTGAACGGCATAAAAAGAACTGCGCCCCAAGAGTTACCAAGGGGCGCAGCGTTAGGTTCGTTAGTTCTTGGTCGCCTCGGCCAGCTCGCGCTCAGCTTCAGCAGCCTTCGCATGAGCCTCGCGGACAACCTTGGTGCTGTCCTTCCAGCTCTCGACATCGGCCATGATCTGCTCGATCTTGTCGAAAGCCGCGTCCATCTTGTCCAGGTGGATGCCGTCATAGAACGGCTTGGACGGGTCGATGGGCTTCGGCTTCTCGCCGGCCACGATCAGCGTATTGGCGATGGCCGCCTTGTACGCCTTTTGGGCGCTCTCGATGCGCCCGATGATCGTGTCCTTGAAGATCGGCTTGAAGGGCACCATCTCCCGAGCGGCGTCGAGCGACGTGAACGGGTGAGCGAGTGCCAGTTCGAGCAGGAACGGACGCTTCTCGCCGACCGGCGGCAGTTCGATGCCTTCGGCCAGCTTGGCGATCTGCACCTGCCACGCCGCAGTCACGGTGCCGGACAGGTTGATGATGTCGCCCTTCAGCTCCATCGGGGTGAACAGCCGCATGTGGGCAATCAGGCCCTTGCGGCGATATCCCGACTTCTCGTCGATGATGTCGATGAGGAGCCGGCGCTCCAGCGAGGTGTCCCCATGCAGCATCGCATGATAGAGGCACTGCATGTGGTTCATCTGGATGCGGAGGTCCAGCTTCGACAGGTCGGACTTGATGCCGTCCTGATCGAGCTTGATCGCCGTCTTATCCCAGGGCTTGCCAAGGCCAACGATCAGATTGAGCTGATGGTCAGCAGTCTCGCCTTCGGTGATTTTGGTGGACATATCAAAGGTTCCCTTTAGGTTCCAGTTTCCAGCGTTAGTGCTGGGAAAAGCTGCCACCTGCTGGGATTAATGTTGATGAGCATCGACGAATGACCGCCCTTTGGCGGGGCGTTCTTCGCGATGACGTTCAATCAACTGAGCAACTGTTCGAGCCTCATGGGCCATGAACGGTTGAAGTGGGACAGCCCTAACCATACCGCCCTCAAGCGGTGCTGGTAGAGCTGCGATGAAGAAATCGGCTATTGATTGACTGGCGTAAGGACCAAAGTAGAGGGTTTTGGCCTTAGGGCTGTCACGATAGCCGACTATGAACCGCGTACTCATTTGGTCACGAATGACCAGACGAAAGCGGCGTAGACCATAAAGGTCCATACCTCTGGTATCGCTTTGAGGATTTTAGTCATGCTTACCGTCACTTTCTGGCGGCAGCTTATCGCAGCACTAACGCTGCGTTTCGTCCCATCACTACTGAGCAGCCTTGCCATAAGTAGGGTGGCGAATGAGGTGCTGTTCATGGGCTGGACGGCGCAGCTAGTGTTAGACAACCAAACTATGGTTAGTCAAATCAGAGCGGGCAAGCTTGTTACCAAGCTGGCTCTGGCTATTGCCTATGCTGCGACTTTGCGTAGCGGGTTGCTTCCGGCGCAACGTACTCACAATCTCACTGTTTGCTAAACAGTCGAGATTGCTTTCCTGTTGCCCCGGCTATGTGTCTCAGGCAGTCCGGTCTCCCTCCGGCTCTGCGGTCACATAGTCCGCCAATCGGTATAGGGTTACCTATCCCCTATCCCATTCTCCAAGGCCCAAACAGAGCGCGTGCGATTAGAGGTGTTCTCCTAGCCCGATCACTGACTCGCTGTCAGCTTACAGGTTTCGAGGTACTAACCCCGTCACGTGCTCCAAAGGTGCAATGCCCTTGGCTGGGTCCAGATCGGACCACACTTGATATGATAGATGGACACTCTAGAGGTTGCCCCCTAGAGTGTCAACCCCTCACTTCGAAGCGAAGCGAGATTTAGTGCCGGGAATGGTCCGCTTGAGTTGACCGCGAATGATCTTCCCAGGCGTACCGCGACCCTCCCAAGCCGCTGGCTTGCCAACCCTGTAGCCTGTCAACTGAATGACGGGATTGAGGGGTGACCTGACAACGCCCTGTTGGAGCTTGCCAGCATCGTCAGCATTGCCATACGCTTGGGCCAACTGACGAGCAGCAGCCTGAGCGGCGAGCAAGCGACGGTGCGGGTTCACGCGCTTAGCCATAGCATCACCTCTAATGAGGGGCTCACCTAGGTCCAGGACGGACCAGGGCGGCTCAGGGGTGTGTCTCCCTGAACAGGTCCAATATAGACCAGGTTGCGTTACTATGCTAATCACATATGCGTGATCATGTGTGCTCATATGTGCACATGTTCATGTTATGTTCCCCTTATGTTCATGGGGAACGTTACACTGTGTTACACTGGTGACGTTACTATGGGTGACCCCACCCCTCCGGGGGGTACCGTGGGTAACGCTACTCCCTTCACGTTACGGAGGGTCGCCTGAGTCGTTACATAAAAATACAACATTTCCGCCTATGTACGTACGATTGTTCTTGACAGGGGCGGGGGAAAATAGTATAATATCTTATAAAGGAACACAGGTAATGTATATATTATAAGATAACATAATAGATGATATCATTAATAGATTACATCAATTGATGTTATCCTTTAAGGTACATGATTTACAGACATCAATCAAGAAGATATACGATTAGAGTTACAAATAAGAACATAGAGCCCTTGACTATTTTGTTGTCTAATAGCTAGCCGCAGGCTATAGGGCCTTGACTTTCTATATCGTATATGATATAATATGAATAATGGAGGGACTAATTGGCTTTTCGGTCTATTAAGAACGGCGATACTGGACCGACTAAACGGTCTCAAGGCGGCCCTGGGCGCAAACTCACGCCTAAAATGCTCAGCTTCATCAATGCGTACTTCGGAGCTGCCAACTTCAATGCATTAAGGGCCATAGAACTTTCTGACTACGATTGCAAGACTAAATATTCCATCCATCAAACGTCCGCAGAGTTGATGAACCATCCACTGGTGGTGGAAGAAATTGAACGTCGTCACGCTAAACGTGAGAAGAAGTCCGAGCTGACGGCTGAAATCCTGATCCAGAAGTTGATGGAAATCATCGACGCCGACAGCGACGAAAAGACCGCCGATCGCCTACGCGCAATCGAGCTAGCGGGTAAAGCAATCGCCCTCTGGAAGGAACGCCAAGAAGTCACCGGCGCTGATGGCGGGGCCATCCAGCACGAACAACATATAAAGGAATCCGTTGCAGACTTCACCAGCAGAATATCTAGCCTCGTTAAGCGAAACGGAACGTCAAATGTTGTTGAGTTCCCTGAGCGAGGCGGAGCTAGCGGAACTTAAGTGGCACTGGGACTTCTGGGCACGACCCAACCAGCGCGAGCCCGATGGCCTCTGGAATACTTGGTTGGTCTTGGCCGGCCGTGGCTTCGGCAAGACTCGTATGGGCTCCGAATGGATACGGAAGAACACCTGTGGTAGTACGCCGCTTAGCGCCGGTCCCAGAGGTTGGGGACGTATCGCTCTTGTCGCTGAGACCGCGGCTGACGCTCGGGACGTTATGGTGCTCGGTGACAGTGGAATTCTCGCCTGCCACCCTAAGGACTTTAGACCTGAGTGGAGCCCGACCAACCGACGCCTCACATGGCCCAACGGAGCCCAGGCCTGGGTCTACAACGCGACCGAGCCAGATCAGCTCCGGGGACCCCAGCACCACGCGGCCTGGACTGACGAACTTGCTAAGTACCGTTACATGCAGGAAACCTGGGACCAACTACAATTTGGTCTACGTCTTGGAGACCACCCACGAGCACTAGTGACCACGACCCCCAGACCGTTACCCCTTATCAAGCGTCTTATGGCAGATGCCGACACTGTGGTAACTCGTGGAGCTACTCTGGACAACCAAGCAAACCTGGCTGCGAACACTGTAAAGCAACTGTACGAGAGGTATGGTGGGACACGCCTTGGGAGACAGGAGTTAGCTGGAGAAATCCTTACCGATATTCCCGGAGCCCTCTGGAACCGTGATATCATTGACTCGTGTCGTCTAATCGATCCCCCCGCCGACCTGGAGCGAGTGTATGTGGCAGTTGACCCTGCTGTTACCAACACAGAAAATAGTGACGAGCATGGTATCATTGTGGTTGGACTGGCCCGAGACCCTGAGGGATATGCTAGAGGTTACGTCCTCGAAGATGGGTCTTGTCGCGGTCAACCAGAAGAATGGGCTCGGAAAGCAGTAAGCCTCTATCGTTCTTGGTCTGCAGACAAGATCATCGCCGAAAAGAACCAGGGTGGCCTGATGGTCGAATCTACTCTCAAGGCGGTCGATCGTAGTGTTCCTGTTGAACTGGTGTCGGCTACGCGGGGTAAAGTCGTCCGAGCTGAGCCGATCTCCGCTCTCTACGAACAGGGGCGTGTTCATCACTGCGGACGCTTCGACATACTCGAAGATCAGATGTGCCTATTTTCTGTGGATTACGTTCGCAATAGTTCTAATGGAAGCCCTGATCGTGTTGACGCTCTCGTCTGGGGTCTGACCAAAATCTTCGATAAACTCGTTGGTCGTCGTCTAATTGATGAGTCCACGAATACAAAGGCTTCGGAAGACTACATGACATATGACATGGCTCGCGATATTCCGAATGGATGGATGGCGTAATGGCTGTTAATGAAATCGGCAGTGACCCTAAGTCGGGCACTCCGAATGTCAAGAAGATCAGCAAGGAGAAGCAAAATCTCCAACGTCCTGATCTTATTGATGCTACACCAGTCGCTAAGAACTACACCCCCGAAGGCTTTAAGTCTGCGGAAGAGTTCATCCGTGACATGCGCCAAGAGTACCAGAACGACGTTAACTACGATCGGATCAACCGTTACGAGATGATCGATGACCTGCGCTTTAGTGCGGGTGAACAATGGGACCCCGTTGTGCTTCAACAGCGCCGGGGTCTTCCTTGTCTTGTAATCAATACTATTCCCCAGTTCACGGCTCAATTGGTGGGCGATTGGCGGGAATCTCGCAAAGCCATCAAGGTCATTCCGTCTAACGACGACGACACTGATCTCGCGAGCATTAGAGAAGACCTCGTTCGTAACATTGAGATGGAAAGCCGGGCTGACCGGTCTTACGATCAGGCCTTTGAAAGCATGGTCCAATGCGGGGATGGCGCTTTCAAAGTTACGGTGGAATACGCCAAGGACGACGTGTTTGACCAGGATGTCTTCATTCGCCCCATCGAAGATGTTCTGTCTGTTGTCTGGGATCGCTTCAGCGTTGACCCCACTGGACGAGATGCCAAGCGTGTCTTCGTCGATGACCGCATCCCGAAGGACGAATTCAATCGTAAGTGGCCTAATGCTGCTGGTTCTGATCTACTCCAAGAGGACAAGATCGACCGCGTTACCATGGCCGGATGGCAAGACGAGGAATCCTATCGGGTAACTGAATACTGGCGTATGATCGAACGTGAGAAGCTCCTGGTTCTTTTTGAGTCTGGTCAAATCTACGAGATCGACGAAACCAACTCTGATCAATTGATACAGAAGTATGGGCCGCCTGTCAAGACTCGTGTCGTGTGGTGCCGTTATGCTCAGATGCACTATTGTTCGGGCACTCAGATTTTGGCTGGTCCATATGAGTACCGCCTGAACCGCCTACCGATCATTCGTATGTCTGGTCGTGTCGTCAACGTCGCTGGTCGACGTGTTCGTTATGGTCTGGTCCGCTTCATGAAGGACCCAAGCCGCCTAAAGAATTTCTGGCGGTCTATCGCAGCCGAGCAGTTGGGGTATGCCCCTAAGGCTCAGTGGTTGGCTACCCAATCGGCGGTTGAAGGTCGTCAAGAAGCCTTCCGTAAGGCCCACCTAACCCGTGACCCGCTTCTGATTGTGAATGACGAGGCTATTATCGGCCAAAACATTCAACGTATCGAACCTCCTGCACCGCAGAATGCCATCTTCCAAGAGGTGGCAATGAATACCCAAGACATGAAGGACGTTTCTGGTATCCAGGACGCATCTCTTGGTATTAGGTCTAACGAAACGTCGGGCAAGGCGATTATGAATCGTCAGCACGAAGGGGATATTGCCTCCCAAACGTACTACGACAACTCAGACGCCGCCCTGTTGGAGGCTGGGGATGTCATCAACCAGCTTATCCCTCAGATTTATGATGGTACGCGGGTTGTGCGTCTGATTGGTAAGGATCAGTCGATCAAATTCCAACGCATCAATGATCCGATGGACCCTCATTCCATCGATCTAGCGTCTGGGATGTTCGATGTGGCCCTGTCTACTGGAACGTCTTACACGACTCGTCGGGCCGAAGCAGCTCAGGCGATGATGGATGCTATCCAGGTGTGGCCCCAGTTGATGGAAATTGCTGGTGATCTGGTCGTTAAGGCTCAAGATTGGCCGGGTGCAGACGAACTGGCTGAACGGCTGTCTAAGGTTGTGCCTCAGCAGTTCCTAAGCCCCGAAGAGCAGAAGAAGAATGGTGGTCCGCCGCCTGTGCCGCCTCAAGTCATCGAACAGATGAAGCAGGCGATCGGTCAATTGCAGTCTGAAAACATGCAGTTGAAGCAAGATAAGACTATCGAGTTCAAGAAGCTCGAAATTGAGTCCTATAATGCTGAAACTAAGCGTATTCAGGCCCTCAATCAAGACCAAGGCAAGGAAACGCCCGCCGATTACACCGCCCTGGAAACCCTCCTGGAGGGCGCTAAGACCGTCGATGAGCATGATATTCAACGTGCTCAGCTCGAACACACTATTTTCAAGGATCACGCAGAGATTGGCTTGAAATCTCGTGATCAAGAACTCAAAGGTCAACAACTTGCTCTTCAAAAGGAGCAAGGCGATAAGCAACATGAAGTTGCTATGAAACAAGCTTCGACTCGACCTGCCCCAACCGCTCAATCCGGCGGGTCGAAAAAGTCGCAATCCGGAAGAGCGAACGGTTAAAGGACCGCAATACCCTAAATGAGTGAGACCGAAGTAACGACTGAAGTTCAATTTGAGAATACGGACGATCTTGACGCCTTCTCCAACGGCTTCTTTGGTCAGAAGCCAGCAGAAGACAAGTCCACCCCGACCAAGGTGGATGCGGAACAAGATGACGAAGCTCAAGCTTCAGAAGATACCCAAGCTCAAGACGACGATGCAGTTGACGAAGCTGAGGCCCAGGAAGAAATTCCCGACAAGCCGAAGCGGAAGACCGTCCAAGATCGCATCGATGAGGTTGTACGTCAACGTGAGGAAATTCGGAGGGAGTCGGCTGCAGAGCTTGCTAAACTCCGTCAAGAACTAGAAGACTTCAAGAAGAGCCAAAATCCGGCCGCAACGACGAAGGCGGAAACGCCGAGTGAGCCCAAGCCGGATGCCCTAGATAAGGACGGTAATCCCGTTTATGGTCTAGGTGAGTTCGATCCGCAATATATTCGGGACCTTACCCGGTTCACTCTCGAACAAGAGCGAACGAAGGTGCAAGCTGAGCAGGCTGAAGCTCAACGGCAAGCTGCGGAACGGCAAGAACAGCAAACTCTTCAGACCAACTGGAATGGCAAGCTAGAAGCCGCCAAGACTGAGTATCCTGACCTTGTAGAAAAGGGTCAAGCTCTTCTAAACGGGTTCAATGATCTTCCGCCCGACTATGCTGGTTATCTGTCTAGTGTCTTGATGTCTATGGACAAGGGTCCGGACGTTCTGTACTACCTCTCTAATCATCCTGAAGAAGCAGTTGCAATCGTAAACAGCGGCGCACAGAAAGCGACCCTCGCCCTGGGTCGGATTGAAGCTAAGTTCCTTGAGGCTGATGCCCAAAAGATCATCGCCAAGCCGAAGGTTAGTAAAGCCCCGCCTCCGCCCCAAGAACGGGCACGAGGCACCAATGGAGCTTTCATCGCGGTAAATGGAGATGAGGAGGACCTTGATATGTTTACTCAGGCGTTCTTCAAAAAGAAGTAATCCACTCATAAAGGAGGCCTATTTCAATGGCTGGTACTGTTACCGTTGATCAGGCGAAACTGGTTCTAAACTCGTTCGCCGCGATCTTCCAGAACAACCTCACGTCTGCCGAACTGGTAACGTGGCGGAAGTTCGACAATGAAATGAACGACCGCAACGCCCTGACCGTGGTCGAACAGGTTGTGCCCCGCTACGTCGTGACTCGCACGACCTCTGGCGTGCAAGACCTTACGACTCCGGGTACTCAGAACACTGTGTTCGGTTCGGAGCAATACAAGATCGACACCGTCTTTGGTTCGTCCATGGGCTGGGCCGACTTCGTGAAAATTCGCGATATCGGTGCTGCGCGTGAGTCCGAAGCTCTGAAGGGTGCCGCTCTCAACCTTGCCGAACAGATCGACGCCTATATCCTTAACTTCGCTGTTAATGCGTCGAACAACTGGCTTGGTACTGCGGGTAACACCGTTCAAGCGTACGACGACGTGGCGTCGGGCTATACCCGCCTCAAGGAAGAAGGCTGCACGGACGAAGACCTCCGCGCTGTCCTGACCTATGGCGACAAGCAAGCCCTTGGCTCGGCTGTCGTGGCGGACAATGCGTCCCTCACCGACATCGGTGCTGGTATCTTCCGTAATGGCTGGGAAGGCAAGATTGCCGGTGTCCCGACCCTGTTCACCCAGCAACTTCCGACGCTGGTGACGGGTAGCCACGGCGCTAGTACCTTCACCGCTTCCGGTGGTACTAACGTCCACTACTCGGACGTGGCCATCTCGCCGGCTCCTGGTCAGTACATGACCCAAACCGTGTCTCTGGACATTGGTTCGGGCACGGAGACGATCAAGGACGGCGAAGTGTTCACCATCGCCAACGTCTTCGCCTACGATAACCGCCTGCAAGCGGCCCTCGATCACCTCCAGGAATTCCGTGTCATCGGTAACTACACCGCCTCTAGCGGTAATGCTACCCTGGTGCGTATCTTCCCGGCGATGATCATCCCGTCTGCCTTCAGCAACACTGCCCAGACCAACAACGACACGGCTCATGCCACTGTCGACTCGGCCCCGGTGGATGGTGCTACGGTGACGTGGATCACGCCCGCTTCGTCCAGCATTAAGCCGCGTGCCATCCTGAACAAGAGCGCTATCGTTGTCAATACGGCTGATCTGATCATGCCTGCGACCGGTATCGGTTCTCGTAAGGGTCTGACCAAGGTTCCGCTGAGCGTCCGCATGTGGCAGAACTCTGTGTTCAACACTGGCGAACACCAAGTCCGCTTCGACGTGGCTCTGACCCCGAACGTTGTGGATCGCAGGCGTATCGTCCGTATCAACGGCTCGTAAGGAGTCTAGCATATGACATTTACCCCTGTAGTTAAAGGCACTCGTCCTTGGTCTAAAGCCAAGATGAAGGCTAATGCGCCCACGTCGGTAGCGGTCATGACCGGGACTAAGTCTCGCGTCACGCTCGCCACCGGCAACCTTACCACCACCCAGATTTCTCAATATCTCGGTGCTCTGGTAGATGACCTCGTAACTTCGGGCGTCATCAAGGCCGGGTAACACCTAAGGGAGGGGCTCACTGTGGGCTCCTCCCAACTTTTGCAATAGGAAGCACTAAATCATGCCCACTGCAAATACCTATATCTACCCGTCCGATGGATGGACTCTAATTGCCACTACGCCGGCATTCATTCGCGTGACAGCTTTTCCGCATACGCATCCGTATTACATTGCGGCTGCCTCTAGCACCCCTGCCAGCACCGTTATAGGTACTCTTATCTGCCATAAGCCCTTCTGGATGAATGTGGCTACGGGCGAGAATATCTATGCTCGGACGGCTAACCCTGTACCCAATTCGAGTACTCGTGACGGTAAGCTTCGCCTAGACATCATCACGGTCGCTGGCTCTGGTGCTGGCGGTGGTGGCGGAGGCGGTGGTGCTTCCGGTACGGGTACGCTCAGCCAAGTCGCTAGCTCGGCTACGGCTGTCACTATCCTGGCGGCTAATACCAACCGCAAGGGTGCCAGCATCTATAACGCATCTACTCAAGTTCTGTACCTTGGTTTGTCTGGCACTACGCCGACCTCCAGTGTGTACACTGTCGCCATGGCTGCAGGTAGTTACTATGAAGCTCCCGCAGGTTACAATGGCATAATCAAGGGTATCTGGGCCTCTGCCAACGGCCAAGCTGACGTTACGGAGTTCACATAATGCCCTATTACGTCTCTAGTGGTTCAACGCCAGTAGATATCCAAACCTTTGCTGCATCTGGTACCTGGACTAAGCCGGCTAATGCTAAGCTAGTTCGTATCCTGCTGTTTGGTGCTGGCGGCGGCGGAGGCGGTGGCTGTGCTGCCGTTAGCGGTACCAAACGTTGTGGCGGCAGCGGCGGCGGCGGCGGCGGTGTTGAAGATCGTATGCTGCAGGCTAGTGACCTCACCTCTACCGTCTCTGTGACTATTGGCGCGCATGGTACTGGTGGGGCAGCCGTCACTAATGCCTCAGCAGGCAACCCTGGTGTTGCTGGTGGTACTACTTCTTTTGGTCCTTATGCTATAGCAAAAGGAGGCAGCCCAGGAGTGGGGTCTACTGCTGGTTCTAATGCTACTTCTGGGGGGGCTGGTGGTTTAGCTTCGACAATCGGCGGAACGGGCGGCGGTGGTCGCACCGATACGGCAGCGACTGTAGGCACTCCTGGTGGCGGCCTCCCTGGCGGCGGAGCGGGTGGTGGTGTTGTTGCATCGCCTGCCGCCCAGGCCGGATCAACTGGCACTTATGATGGTTATAGTGGTACGCAGACTCAGGCGGCTGGTGGAACAACCGCTGGAACAGTCGGAACTGCTGGCGATGCTGCCCCCGCCTGGGCGATGGCCGGCGGTACTAGCGGCGGTGGTGGCGGTACAGATGGCACTGCGACTGCCGGTAATGGCGGGGCTGGCGGTCTAGGCTGTGGTGGTGGTGGAGGTGCAGCCCTTGCCTCTACTAGTGTTGCGAGCGGTGCTGGTGGCAATGGTGGTGATGGTTACGCCTGGATCGTCACGTACTTCTAATAGGGGATTGTAATGGCTCGATATGCTGAAGTAATTGGCAACAATGTAGTTAATGTTGTTCTCTGGG